AGAGTACCCACCCCAAAAATACAGGTATATGCCCATGAGATACCACGAAGTGCCAGCAGATCCCCGCAAAACCCCCGCAATCTTGCGGGACTTCTGTGCTGGGGTCGGGCTAACGGTCTGAAAGTAGGCAGTTTTCCTGCAAAAAGCCAGATAAGACTCCCGCATGGTTCGTGCTGGGGTCGGCAAGTACGGAGATATACAAATGACAAAGCCAAGAAAGGGAAAAGCCAAGGTAAAAGTCACTTCCAGCGGCAAAAAGGTCTCCTACGGGCAGGCTGGGAAGGCAAAAGACGGCGGCTCACGGGTACGGGCGGGCACAAAGAAGGGAGATAGCTACTGCGCTCGCAGTCTTGGGATAAAAAAGCGCCTATCCAAGAAGAAACAGAACGATCCGAACACCCCAAATAACCTGTCGCGGAAGCGCTGGAAGTGCAAGGGCGCGAAGTCAACCAAGTGAAAAAGTTTGAAGACATCATCGTTTTGGCGGTCATTGTCTCGCTAATGATCCCAGCCGCCTTGGTCACGTTCTTTATTCTTGGCTCGTATGTAGCCGAATCTGCATTCTAAATGGAGTTTAGCTATACAAAACGCCAATCAGTGGTTAGGTTGGATTCATATTGCCCCCTAGAAGGCTCCAGAGACGACGATAAGGCCCTCCCCTTGGGCTTCCCTCTCCCCGAAACATCGTTTGTCCTGCGCCTTTCTAGGGGGCTTCTATAGAAACTAGGGGAAAACCATGAAAAAACTAGGGTTAATTCTTGCGGTATTGGCGGTAACTGGGTGCGCATCCACGAACTCAGAGTATTACGCGGCGGTACAAAAGACGGCTGAAGCTAATGCCATGGCGAGCAAGGCCAAGTTTGATGCCTTGTCAGCTATCGCGTCATCCGGAGATGGGCAGGCGGCAAGTGCGGCGGTGATGGCTTTGGCCCTGACCCAGACCCAGAATGTCGCTCCAATGCCCCAGCAGTCTCAAGCATTGCAGTGGGCATCCATTCTGGCCACTCCGGTTACCAGCTTGGGCATGATGTGGATGCAGGCTGACTCCGCGAAAACTATGGCTCGGTACAACGCCGATGTGGATCTGGCCCGCATTTCTGCGGACGCCACAACTCAGCAGGCGCTCTACGGTTCATTCGTTGACACCGCGTCGGCTGGTTATGAGGCGATGGGCAACATTGACTACACCCCGTTCGTTGACGGCATGGTTACCTTGGGTACAGCCGGTATCGATGGGGCGGTTGATCTAGGCACGGCTGGCTTCGATGCGAACACCGCGATTGCCACGGTGGGCTTGAACAGCACTACCCAGCTTGGCGTAACCGGCATGAATAACCTCACTGATCTTGGGGCGGCTGGATTCACCGGCTTCATCAATCTAGGCACTGCGGGCTTTGACGCGCTTACCACGATGGATGCTGACAACAACGACTTGTACAGCAACGTGTGGACGCAGTACCAGTCCTCACTGCAAAGCATCTTAGACACGATGGTTACCTGCTCGGCTACTACCGCCGCAGACGGATCTCAAAGCATCACCTGTAACTAAGGGCTGTACATGATTACGTTGAAGCGCTTTGCGTACCACCCCGAGGGTACGTTGGGACTCATGCAAGTTCCGAATCACAAACTGAGCTTGTTCTATACGGTGGAGCGCCCATGGCTGGATAACGCTCCATTCCTGTCCTGCATCCCTGAAGGGGAGTATTCCATGGTCTGGAAGCGCTCCCCCAAGTTTGACTGGTGCTATGAGGTCGAAAACGTAAAGGGCCGGTCACACATTCTCTTCCATGTCGCGAACTTCCCCGAAGAAATCGAAGGGTGCATAGGGGTTGGCACGTCGCTAATGGGAGATCGAATCGCCGTAGCAGAATCCCGAAAAGGGATCGAGGCGTTCCATGAAGCCACTGGGGGGAACCAATGGCGGCTAAAAATCGTCAATGCGCCACTTGCGGCATTGAAAAGCCTATAGATGAGTTTCCCCTCCACGGACGGGGTTACTACAGAAAGCGTGTTTGCAGTCCCTGTCACAGAGCGAAACAGGAGACTTACAAGTCTGCGAGTCCAGAGGCCTATCTATTTAGTCGGCTGAACAATAAGGCCCGCAAGGTAGACGTCAGCATCACCAAGGAAGATCTGCGGGCGATGTGGGATTCGCAACAGGGTAAGTGCGCCGTTACGGGGATGCACATGACTTACTACCCCCGCCGGATGCGAGATTCCACGGGGCTAAACGCATCAGTAGACAGGCTCGACCAGAGCAAAGGCTACGAGAAGGGCAACGTCAGACTGGTCTGCTACAGGGTAAATCTTATGCGTCACTCGGGGGAAGACGCTGACTTGCTGTGGTGGTGCAAGCAAATTATTGAGGGGATAGAGGGTGAATGACGATCAGTTAATGGAGGCGGCGCGGGTTTTTAAATCCGACTTCCCTGTGTACGCCAAGAACATTCTCAAGGTCATCAACAAGGAGGGCGAGCAAGTTCCGTTCCGCCTCAACGATGGCCAGAAGATGGTTCATCAGCAACTGGAACAGCAACTCAAGGAGCAGGGAAAGATACGCGCCCTGATCCTCAAGGCCCGACAGGTAGGGATCTCAACGTATGTGGAAGGTCGATTCTTCTGGAAGATTACACAGACACGCAACGCCAATGCGTTCGTTCTTTCGCACCTTGCGGAGTCTACTAACGCGATCTTTAACATGGTGCGCTCGTTCTACGACGGTGTTCCTCACGAGGCTTTCAAGCCGAAGCTCAGTAGTCAGAGTGCCGCCACCCTTGTCTTCGACGAGATCAACTCGCGCTACCGAGTGGGTACGGCACGATCAACTCAGACAGGGCGAGGACAGACTAACCGCTTTGTCCATGGCTCGGAGGTCGCCTTCTACCCGCAGGGCGCGGACATCGTAGCCGGCCTACTACAGACGGTAGGCGGCAACGGCAGTGAGGTGATCCTCGAATCTACCGCGAACGGTGCTGGTGGCTGGTTCTACGACCAAGTCATGAAGTCTCTTCGTGGCGAGACCGACTGGATTACTTGCTTCGTCCCGTGGTTTGCCATGTCCGAGTACCGCGCCAAGGTGCGTCCGTACTTTGAACGCACCAAAGATGAGGAGCAAATGGCGGCTAAGTACGGGCTGGATGATGAGCAACTCCAGTTCCGCCGCAACAAAATGGACGAATTGGGCGGGCATGACCTGTTCAAGCAGGAGTATCCGTCTACTGCGGTAGAGGCTTTCCTCACTTCGGGCCGCTGTTTTGTCGAAGATGACGTGCTCGCAGACGCAGAAAGGGAGTGCTACTCCGCTGATTTCATTGGGGAGTTCCGCAGTGATGGCATGTCAGAGCGCAGTTCTGGCCCATATCGGGAGTGGTATGCGCCCAACCCAGACGATTCCTACGTCATTGGGGTGGATGTGGCAGAGGGCTTGGCCTACGGGGACTACTCTGTAGCGCAAGTGCTCGACTCACGCGGCAGGCAGGTTGCTTGCTATCACGGGCACATCGACCCGTGGGAGTGGGGCAATACCGTGGCCATGATCGCGAAGCGGTACAACACGGCCTATGTCATTGTCGAAAGAAACAACCACGGGCTGACCACGCTCCGTCGCCTACAAGAATTGAACTACCCGTCGCTGTTTGTTGAAAGCTCAGTTGACGGTGCTTATGGAGACCGCATGACGAAGCGCGGTGGTTTCCTGACAACGAGTAAGACCAAGCCATTAATCATCGACAACCTTGCCGCACTACTTCGGCAACGTGATTCAGGCATTGCTGACCTTGAGTTAATCAAAGAACTTCGCACCTATGTCATTGATGAAAAAGGGACTACCAATGCGCAAAACGGCTGTTATGATGATCGTGTGATGGCGTTTGCCATTGCCCTCCATGGATTGGCTTCTATGCCGCGACCCAAGAGTTTTCCGGTCGCAAGGCGCTTCAAAACTGTTGATACCGTGGCGGGCTGGTAATGGACGAACTCTCACAAGAGGGCGTCGGATTTGATGTTGAGAATCCTGACGGCACTCAAGATATCGAACTTCAATCTCTCGGGGCCAGACTAAGAGGTCTGTTTACCGAGTACAAAGACGCTCGAAGAGAAACTGAAGATGAGTGGATCAAGGATCTGCGTCAGTTCTCTGGGCAATATGACCCTGACACCCTTGCCCGCTTGAGCGAAGCATCTGGCTCGCGGAGCAAAGTCTTTGTTGGTCTTACCCGAACCAAAGTTATGGCCGCATACAGCAGGCTTGTTGACCTGTTGTTCCAGAGTAGTGACGCATTTTTTGGCATAAAGCCTACGCCTCGCCCCAGCATCAACCCGCTGAAGCGGCAAGAGATGCAACAGATGTTGGTTAAAAACATCATAGAGCTTGGGCAGGGCCAGCCAGAGGAGGTCATCCGTCAGGTTCTCGCTGAGAACGAACAGCGGATTGAGGAAGGACTTAAAGAGCAAGAAGAGCGTCTTGCAATGATGGCTTCTGAGGAGATGCAGAAGGACATCGAAGACCAGCTTGTCGAAGAGAATACCGAGCAGAAAATGAAGGAGGCCATCCTTGAGGCCTGCATTTTTGGCTCCGGCGCTATTAAGTCTGGAACAGTAAAGATTGACCGCACCCAAGCGTATCAGCGCATGGAAGATGAGATGGGGCGCTCTAGCTACGCAATGGTTATGGCGGAGAAAGCGGTTCCCGAGATTGAGTCAGTATCGATCTTTGACCTGTACCCAGACCCATTCTGTACCAGCTTAGACGATTGCTCCGGAATGTTCCGCCGTCACATCTTGACGCGCCGCCAGTTCCGAGAGTTGGCAGACACGCCTAACTTCGATGCAGAAATCATTCTTGCCACCTTGCGCGATAGGCGAAATGGAAACCATGAAGAGGAAGATCACGAACGGACTCGCCGCGAAATTGCTGGCATTGTGGATCATGGCGATTCCCATCGGTTCGAGCTACTGGAGTTCTGGGGGTCTATTGACGGATATGATCTTCAGGACGTGGGAGTCGAGCTACCGGAGGGTGCAGACCCCAGTCAGGATTTCGACGCGAACGTATGGATTGTCTCGGGTAAGGTTATTAAGGCGGCTTTGAATCCAATCAAAGGCTACCGAATCCCGTACAACATCTTCCCCTATGAGCGCACACCCCACCAATTCTGGGGTGTAGGGGTGCCCCGCATGATGCGCGACTCTCAACAGACCATGAACGCGGCAACCCGCATCTGGCTGGACAACATGGCCCTATCCTCGGGGCCAATGGTGGAAGTAAACACCGACCTTCTCGCGGCGGGTGAGGATCCAACCGATCTTCATCCGTGGCGAGTTTTTTTACGGTCGGGCGGAGACGGATCAATGCCGGCGGTCAGGTACTACCAGCCTGTCGCCAACGCCAACGGCCTGAACCAGATCATCGAAATTTTCCGGCGCTTCGCGGATGAAACAACATCGCTTCCGTCGTACACACACGGTGAGCAAACGAAGAGCCTGAACAAGACGGCGACAGGTATTTCAATGTTGATGGGAGCCGCAAATGTGGCCCTGAAAAGCACCATCAAAAACATTGACGATTTCCTTATTCGCCCTATGATTGAATCATTGTTCCACTTCAATATGGAGTTCGGAACAAATGAGCGAGCCAAGGGCGATCTCAAGATCGTCGCTCGCGGTAGCACCGCACTTGTGCAGAAAGAAGTGCAGAGCCAGAGACTCCTTCAATTCCTCTCTCTGGTTTCAAATCCAATGGACTCTCAGCTAGTTGATCGAGGCAAGCTCCTGCGTGACATCGCGCAGAGCATGGACATCGATCCTAGTGACGTTATCAAGTCTGAGGAACAGTTAATTGCCGAACAACAAGCGTTACTACAGCAAGAACAAATGCTCGCCGCGTCAGGCGCGGGCGATCAAGGTGCTGTCCCTGACGGAGGAATGGCCCCTCCTAATGGAGTTGTTGGCTGAGCGATTGGCTGATTCCCAGACAAAATTAGAGTCTGCGGATAAAGATAATTTTAGGTTCGAGCAGGGTCGGGTGGCAGAGCTACGCGATGCGCTTGAGCTAGAACAGGCCGCAGAAGCGGTTATCGAAGCTGAGCGGGCGCTACGAGTGCGACCACCCAGCATTGACTGACGGACACCCCTAACAGGAACCGGAAGATGAAAGTAGATCCAGCGAAACTTGAAGCGGAAGCACAGGAGTTAATGGCCCAACTGAAAGGTGAAGTTCCGGCCCCTCAAGAAGAGGAAACGCCAGAGGAAGTTCAACTAGAGGTTGACCTAGAGGCACCCGAAGAGCCATCGGAAACTGCCCAAGAAACTGTGGAGGCTCCCGTTGAGGACGAGCGCGGCGAATTGTCCGATACGGAGTTAGCCATTAAGAAGGCTGACGAACGCTACAAGAATGCGCAAAGGAAGATGACTCAGGCGACCACTGAGGCTAAAGAACTGCGACGTATGAACGAGCAGGCAACGGCCGAGTTAGGTGAACTGAAGCGTCAGCTTGCAGAGAAAGACGTCGATCTGGAGAAGTTGAAGCAAGTCAGGGAAGAGTACCCAGACTTAGCGGCACCAATTTTGGATCAGATGGAAAGGACGCAAGCACAAGTTGCCGAAACCAATGCCGAGCTTGAAGAACTCCGGCAGATGCGGAAGCAGGAACAGATTGATCTTGCTCAAGCCGAACACATGGCCCGCATTAGGGAAGCGCACCCTGATTTGGACGACATCGTTCAATCGGGAGACTGGGCTGACTGGCTGGAGATACAGGACGCGCAAGTTCAGAACTGGATTGAAGCCGGTTCATCGAACGACGTAAACGCGGCTTTGTATAAGTTCAAGAGCGACATGGGATTCGGACAACCGACGCCGCAAGAGCGGGTACTGGAGAAGGCGAAAGCGGCGGCAGAGCCAAAGCTCCCTAAATCCAGAAAGCCCGATACTGGTGCTGGACAAACTGTCTGGTCTGCGGCGGACATCAAGCGGATGTCGCTTCGAGATTTTGAGGCGAACCAAGATGCACTGATGGATGCGTGGAGGCAGGGCAAGATCCAGCGTTGATTAACTCTTGCATAGAGGTATTTAACAATGGCTATTGGCGCAGGTGCTTCAAACTTTACTTACGCGAGCGGACAGGCTGGTTTCATTCCAGAAGTTTTCTCAAAATTATTGCAGGCGAAGTTCTACAGTTCTTCGGTTCTTCCTGCTATTTCAAACACTGACTACGAAGGCGAGATCTCTGGTCAGGGCGACAAGGTACACATCCGTACCGTGCCCGCAGTATCCGTTGCCGACTACAATGGCTCAATCAGCTACGCTGATCTGACCACCAGCACTGTCGAGCTTCTGATCGATCAGGCTAAGTCGTATGCGTTCAAGATGGATGACGTTCTGTCTGCGCAGGGCGACATCGATATGCTGGCAGAGGCTTCTCAGGACGCCGCTGAGTCTATGCGTATCGCAGTCGAGACTGACGTTCTGGCTAACGTCGTAACTGGCGCAACCACTATTGGTTCTCAGACTACGATTACTGCCAGCAACATCCTTACCAGCATCCTTGACATCGCTAAGGACTTGGACGAGTTGAACATCCCTGAAGAGGGTCGTTATATCGTTCTGCCTCCCAGCATGATCTCTCTGCTCAAGCAGAGCGAACTGCGTCAAGCGTACCTGACTGGTGATGCGACTTCGCCTCTCCGTAACGGTCAGGTGGGTCAGGTAGACCGCTTCACGGTTTACCAGAGCAATCTGCTCTACACCCCATCGTCTGGTACTGATGCTACTTACACCCACGTTCTCGCGGGTCACCCGAAGGCAATCACGTTCGCTTCTCAGTTCACTAACACTGAGACCGTTCGTCTTGAGAGCACCTTCGGCGACGGCGTTCGTGGTCTGAAGGTATATGGCCGCAAGGTTGTAACTCCAGACTGCCTCGCTGTAGGTAAGTGGAAGGTCTAAGGACTGAGCAGGGGGAGGTCTTCCTCCCCCTTTTCACTTTAAGGAGAGGAAAGTGGAAGAAGGGAAGACAGAGAAGGACGACCTGTACATTGAGGCCAAGGAAGATTTCAACGTCACGCTCGACAGGAGAGCGACGTTAGCAGATCTCCAAGACCAAGTTGACAGGCTCCGCAAGAATGGGAAACAGCCGGAAAAGGTTTTGCCTGCAAGGATGCCGAAGAAGCTTCGTAACGTCGTTACTGGAAATGTATTCGAGTACGACCCGATCTTTGCAAAGAATCCCGATCTGGAAGTAATTGAATGGGAGACAGTGGATGGCGACGACTAAAGTAAATGACATACTTGATCGTGCCAGCATAATCCTTCAGGACACTTCAAATACTAGGTTTGCTAACGCAGACCTTTTGAAGTTTTTTAATGACGGTCAGCGCGAGGTCGTTATTTATCGTCCTGACGCTAATGTTACCAACACAAATTTCACATGCGCCGCCGGAAGCAAGCAGGCCTTGCCTTCTGACGCGCTTCGTCTTATCGACATTACGAGAAACGTAAGCGGTAGGGCTATCTGTCAGATCAATAGAAAGATGCTGGACGAGTCGTTACCCGATTGGCACAACTCCACGGCTGATGCCACTCGTAAGATTGAGAACTTTATTTACGACTCATCTGACCCCAAGAATTTTTATGTTTATCCGGCGGCGGAAGCTTCGTTTCAAATAGAGGTTATCTACAGCGTATCTCCAGCAGACGTGACTTTGTCCAACTACACGTCGGATACAACCACGATCTCGCTGGATGACACCTACGCGAACTGCCTACTGGATTACATCTTGTACCGCGCATATCAGATTGATTCTGAGTTCTCCGGAAACGCAGAGAAGTCTCTTATGCACTATCGATCCTTTACGAATGGTCTGGGCGCTAAGACTCAAGGCGACTCTGCCGCCGACCCTAGAGTGGGAGCCATGCAGTGAAGTATTTAGATATTTCAGAGTTTGTACGAACGGAGGCGCAAGGCGCTCCGGAGTTTCTCATTGAGCGGGCCGTCAGAGAGGCGGCGATTGATTTCTGCGTTAAGACTGACGTGTATCGGCTGGAGCCGGAAACGATTCAGATTATTGCTGGGATCGAAGAATACGACCTGACCATTCCTTCTGGCACTGAGCTAAATCACATTATCGATGTGTATCGTGGCAGTCGGACTTTACAGCCGGTCTCATATTCTCGACTGCTCGAAGTCAGGGGTGATGGAACCAGTACGGGCCAGCCTCGGTGTTACTCACAAAGGGACAACACAGTTTTTTACTTGGCTCCCATTCCGTCTGCGGCAGAGACTCTTAGCGTCCTTTATTCGGTAAAGCCAACCCCAACGTCTACCAGTATCCCCGACACGATTGGCAAGGAATACAGAGAGCCAATCGTTCACGGCGCACTTTATAGGTTGCAGATGATGCCTAACCAGCCTTGGTCAGATCAGGGTAGTGCGCAGGCTAACAAATCTCTTTGCGACCAAAGGGTAGGTCAGGTAGTCCGCGAGGTTAGGTACGGGTATGGCGGCGGCTCTTTAACAGTTAAATCGAGGGCGTTTATCTAATGGCTTATTCAGACACGATCAACTTGGTCGTTGGTGACACGCTCCCAGAAGTGACGGTCACCCTCCGAGATTCAAATAAAGCGGTATCCGGACAGACTCTTGATCCGGAAAATTCAGAGACTTGGGATCCAATTAACTTGACGGGCGCAACGGTTCTTATGCGTATCCGCAAGGTTGGTTCAACCACAGTTTCCAGCACATTAACGATGACAGTTCCCAGCCCAGCAACAGATGGGAAGGCGTTCACAAACTTTCCCTCTGGAACGCTCAGCGAGGCTGGGGTTTTTGAGGCAGAGGTTGAGATCACTTACAGCAATGGCGGCAAGCAGACTGTTAATGACCTGCTGAAGCTGAAGATTAGGGAAGATTTTGACTGATGCTAAGAGCTTCCTACTCATTCTCTAGAGTAAGGGCTTCCGCAGAAAAGGCGGCAATTTCTTTCGCCTCAGATTCAGTAAACACAAGCCTCAGAGTTAGCTTCGCCGATATACAGGCTGGCCTCGAATACATCGGCTTGTCGGCAAGCTATCTTGTTATCGCTGAGTCTCTTAACCGATACCTTGCGGACTCATTGTCCGTCGCGGAACTGGTCAGTCTCACGGTTACAAAAACAGCCTCTGACTCCTTCAGCGTAACAGAGCTACTTGCGCAATCTGTAAGCAAGGCAGAGAGCGATATTTTTAGCGTCACCGACGTTTTCAGTAAGTCGGTAGATTATAGCCGCGCATTTACTGATGCGGCATCGATCGCTGAAATACATAGCTTTAGTTTTGGTTCATCCCAAGCGGACAGTCTGTCTGTTTCTGATGCGCCTTCTCTAACACCAGAGCTTAACAAAGACGATTCGCTCTCTATGGCCGAGTCGCTTACCAAGACTGTCGCTTTTGTCAGATTCTTCTCAGACGCATTTGCGATGGATGACTTGGCAAATATTGGAGATCTGTTCAAAGAAACGAATCTCGACAAGAGCAACGTCTTTGGCGTAACAGAA